CTGAAGTGATCGAAGTGACTCCGCCGAATGCGCAGGCGGATGACGTAGACGCGACGCATATGTTGTCGCCAAACCGGACACGAGAATACATCACTGGTTTGATCGAACCGGGTGAAGCGTCGTTCGGCATGAACCGTGTTCCCGGTGGCACCACCGAACTCGCACTACAGGCACTGCAGACTTCCGGTGCTACACGTCTGTGGAGGTTCGTCTGGCCAAATAATACGATGTGGGAGTTCTCTGCCTACGTGAAAGGCTACGAGACCTCCGCGCCGATTGATGATCGCCTCACTGCGACCTGTACGCTTAAGGTTGCTGGTGCGACCACCGTGACAATTGGCTCGCCAACTCCTCCATAGAGTGAAAATCAAATTAACAAAGGGAGATGTGTAATGTCAAACCCAATCAAGGGTGAAGTCACTTTTGAGTCTGGCGGTAAAGAGTACAAATTCAAGTTCGGAATAAATGCGCAGGTCATTCTTGAAGAACGAGCGAAGATGACTGCGCCTCAGTTCATGAATAAGATCAGCCAGGAAAAGTTCGGCGCAGCGGACCTGCGCCTGCTTTTCTACGCTGGCTTGCATGGACACCACGAGCTGTCGGAGACTGAGGTTGGAAATCTTATTGATGACCTCGGGACTGAGCGATGCACTGAGATATTCCTAAAGGCAGTTGGAATGGCTGCGCCGCGAGGGAACGGCGCGGCAGGCCGCCCTACGATCCCCGGCTTGACCGGGGAACAGATTGGGGCGACCTCCTCAAGCGCTGGCTGATGCTCGGTTATGATCACACATCGTTCTGGGAGCAAACTCCTCGCACGATTGAGATCACATTTGATGCTTGGTCCGAACTACAGGCGAAGGAGCATAATGAACGAGCTTGGGTTGCGTGGCACACCGCTGCGCTTCCTAGGCAAAAGCGTATGTCGCCTTTGAGAAGTCTTATGGTCAACAAGAGCCACTTCGTAAGCAGACCAGCAACGCATGAAGAGCAAATTGCTGGACTGGTTCGTTGGGTTCAAGCGACTGGAGGAACGGTGAAGAATGGCTGACAGCGTCATTGGCTCACTGAGAGCAATACTGCAACTCGACACCGCTGCTTTCGCTAGCGGCGCGAAGGAGGCTGAAACTTCTCTTGGGAAGTTGGAAGCTGCTTTTGCGTCGACAGCAAAGAAGCTTGCTGTTGGCCTCGGAGCTGCTGCCATTGCTAAGCAGTTCTCTGAAGGCATCAAAGGCATGATTGATAAAGCCGATGAGCTGGGGAAGGCAGCTCAGAAATTTGGCGTTCCTGTAGAGGCTCTTTCGGCGTTGAAGTATGCGGCGGACTTGGCTGATGTTTCGTTTGAGTCACTTGGAAAGGGTCTTGGCAAATTATCGAAAGCCATGTTGGATGGCTTGGTTAATCCGGGAAGTGAGGCTGCGAAAACTTTTAAGGCTCTCGGTGTTTCGGTTAATGACGGAACAGGAAAGCTGCGAGCGACTGAGGATGTATTTGGTGACATAGCAGAGAAGTTTTCTAAGCTGGAAGATGGAGCGGGCAAGACTGCTCTTGCTATTCGCGTGTTTGGTAAGGGTGGAGCGGAACTTATTCCGCTTCTCAATGAAGGGCGCGACGGTATTAAGAAGCTGACTGACGAGGCAGCTACTCTTGGTATTGTTATTTCAGGCAAGACTGCGAACGGTGCGCAGGAGTTCAATGACACTCTTAAGCGCATAAGCACCATCTCTCAGGCATTTTATTTGCAGGCTGCTGAACAGCTTCTTCCTGTATTGCAGCGGCTCGCTGATATGTTCTTGGAGTCAAAGAAAAATGGAACAGTTCTAAAGGACCTTCTTGGAAACCTAATTACACAGGCTGACCTAGATGAGGTCACGAGATATGCTCAGTACTGGGAAAACTTCGCTCGCATTTGGTCTGCCATCTTAGCATTTCCGTCCGTCTCTTGGACGAAGGGATTGAGTGCTGGACTTAAGTCACTCGATGATGCGCTGGCTGAGAACCAGAATAAATTGTCGATGATGAACGACAAGCTGAAAGGGACGTGGGACCCTATCGGCGTCACCGGCGATGCGCTTGTCGGTCTCGGCAACAAGGGAAAGAAAACTTTTGATGACCTAGACCTCGGAGCGTTGAAGGTCAGGGATTCATTCACGAAATGGCTGGACAGCACAAAGCGTCAGGCTGATGCGCAGATCGTTGCGAATAAGACGATTGATCAAGCGACAGGTTTTGCAGAGCGATATAAATTTATCACAGAAGCTTTGCAGAAGGCGAAAGATGATCAGGTCACGGTTGAGGGAAAGGTTAAGACTGCGATTGATGAGACTGCCGCCTCAATACAATTGCTGGCGCAATCTGCAGAGCTGAAATCTTTTATTGAACAGGGAAAGTCGGATTGGGACCAATATGTTGAAAAGATTGAGAAGGTAAAAGCGTCGATTGCAACATTCCCAGATGAGGCTGCTAAGCTGGCGAAATCGCTGGCTAAGATTCAACAGGACATGAACAACAATATCGCTGGTTCGCTAGCCACAGCGGTCGGCGGGTTCGCGCAACTACTCACCGTTGCTGCAGGAAAGAATAAGCAGCTATTCCAAATCGCCAAAGCTTTCGCTATCGCTGAAGCTGTCATCAATACTTATAAGGCAGCGAACCAAGCTTTGGCTGCTCCTCCGGGTCCGCCGTTTTCGTACATCTATGTCGCTGGCGCTATCGCCGCAGGCCTTGCTAACGTAATTAAAATTCAACAACAACAGCCACCATCGGCAGCGGCAGGCGGTTCGTTCCGCGTTCCCGGCGGCATGATGGGTGTCGATACACGCACGGTCTCGATGAACTTAGCTCCCGGTGAATTAGTCGAGGTGACACCGGCTAACAAGGCAGGCGGGAGCGGTGACAGAACTCTTCTCATCCCGTCGATTAGTCCGAAAGACTTTTTCACAGGCGACACCGTTCGTCATATGGTTGCTTCTATTGACCAATGGATGCGAGATGGTGGGACTGGAATAAGGATGGTGCCACGATGAGCGTCCTTCGGTCTGGAAATATCACTGACTCTCCTCGTCTGCTTGGGACGTATGATATCAATTTGCCAATTATCGGTCTTTCTCCGGTGTCGGCAGTTGCTGTGTCGACAAGCAACAGCCCTACTACTACAGATGCGGAGGATGCAGACTTCCCTATTGAGAACCTTCTTAACCAAGCAATGCATCTTCGGTGGGCCTCTAATTCTACGACGGCAGATGTATTTCTCGATGCCACCTTGCTTCCTGATACTACGAATTATGTCGCATTTGCCAATCACAATTTCAGTGGACTAACCATAACGATTTACGGTTACACAAACAATTCTCCAAGCGATCAAGTCGAGATTTTCGCGGCAACATTAATAGCGGACAATTCGCCCCTACTGATGGAGTTTCCAGAAGGCTCATATGCACAAATCAGAGTAAAGCTAAGCGGACCTCTCGGAGTGCGAACGTGCGCCGTCATGCATGCTGGGCTTCTCTTGCGGATGAACCGTGGTGTGAAAGTCGAGACCGATCACGCTCCTGTATATCAAGCAACAAAGATAGACGTTCTGTCCGGCCTAAGTGAGAGTGGAAACTTTATTGGTAGATTGGTCCGAAATCAGGTTGCCGAGACGAAGTACGAATTTACGCAAATAGATGAAGACTTCTTTAATGTTCTTACAGGCACTCCACTTTGGGAATTTACTAAGTTCTATGCGCCGAACTATCCATTTTTCATAGCATGGGCGCCAAATGATTATCCTGCTGATCTCGGGTTCATGTGGACGACAGCAGATATATTGCCGTTGCAAAATCCAATCACGCGTCGTTTTGCGATGACATTACAAGTCCGTGGCATAACTGGTTAGACAAATGGCATTTACCAACGTCGCACATTATGTAGGTCTGACTATTCCGCGCTGTCAGCGGACTTACGGCGTGTCGCCATGTCAGGCACAGCTATCGACGCGTGCTGACGGTTCAGAGCCCAATGCAATTTATTCGGCAGGCGCTTACGCACGACGCGCGGCTGGATTAAGCGGAGCTGCCGACAGCGGAATGGGAATGGGTAGCTTCTGGATATTCCCTTCCTCTCTTTCGGGTAACCAAACCTTCTTCGCGGGAGTGACTACGCTCGGAGGAGCAACGGCGCGGTTCACGATTAGGATGGTCAATACGA